CTCTCTAACCAATCCAATTAATAAAGATGATAGATTAGAACAAAATAGATTAGAGAAAAATTTACAAAAATTAGAAGCATTAAAATTTCTAAAACATAAAGGAGATATGTTTTATTTAATATCTCATCTAAAAATAGATGCTACTAAGGAAATTGTTTTATTATTCTCATATCTATTTGAAAGTGTAGTATTAATTAAACCATTATTATATAATATCATTTCTCCATCTATCTATATATATGCAACAAATTTTGATAAGGAAAAATATAAAAATATAAGTCAGAAATTAAATATTAGTAATTTTGAAGATGACAATATTAATACAATATCGTCATTAGGTATAAAAAGTAGTAATAAGAATAAAATATTTGATGAAATTAATATTTATTCAAATTATTTAGAAAAAGTTATTGATAGTTCATTAAAATTAAAAATAAAAAAAACAGATGAAATTACTATGATATCACATATAGCATACTCTATTGGAATACCTATTTTACCAAATTATCTTGATAAAAAATATACACCATATATAGATTTATATAATTTATGCTCTTCTAATAATCTAATAAATATTAAAACAGAATCTACTAAAAATTTAGAAATAATAAATGAAGTATTACAAATTTATTTAAAAAATCAAAGATTCGGTTCTCTTGATACTAAATACAATGATTTTATTAATTATGATTTAATTATAATAGATAAATTTGATAAATTAGATTCTTTAATAAATAAATTAGGAATGAATAAGTATTTATATTTTATTAATACATCTCAAAATTCATCTGAAATATTAAATCAAGTAAGAACTAATATATTAGAAGTAGTATCAAAAAATATTTATAAAAAGATTGGATATTTATCTACTTTACATGATATTAAAATAAAATATAATAATTTCAATATAGAAATATATGATAACAAAAAATATACAAATGATATTATACCAAAACTTATACCATTTGTTGAATATAATAAAGACACTAAATATAAACAATATTCTATTTTATTAAATAATAAAAAATTAGAAATAAAAGAAGATCATTATAATTTATATCCATTCTATCCTATTTATGATAAATTAAATGAAAAAATTTATTTAAATCCAATTCATGTACAAATGATAGATACATCTACTAAAATAGATATTTTTAATACAATTAAAGAAAATATTAAAATACTATTAACATCTGATAATTTAAAAGTAGAAAATTTAAATTATCAAAAAAGATTAATCAGAGGAAATATAATAAATATAAAAGTTAATCATGATCCAGTTCCTTATTATGAATCAAATCATGGTTGGCTTTCAGACGGAACTAAATCTAATTTATATACAATTTTAAAATTATTTAAATTAAATACTATTTTTGAATTTGGTACATGGTATGGTAATTCAACTGAATATATTAAAAAACACAATCCCAATTGTCATCTAACTACTGTTGATTTTTTTCAAAGTATAATAGAAAGTGAATATACTATTAGAGGAGTAGGTGTAGATAAATTCTATTTTAAATATCCCAGATTAGAATCAGTTTATAAAAAAATGCAAAAATATAAAAATGTTGAATTAATTAAAGGTGATGCATTTGTTGGATATGATTATTTATTAAAAAAAACAAATAAACCTGATATGATTTTCATCGATTTTATAAAAAGCAGAAATATATTATTTAATTTTTTATTTAAAATTAGTACAGACTATACAAATACTATTATTATTGGTGACGACTATGTGGCTCAGGGAGTAAAATTAGCAGTTAGTGATTTTATAAAAGAAAATCAATTAAAATATATTTTAATCACAAACAATAATTCATATATATTAGTACCAATTCATTTATATAAAAAAGAAATAGAAATAGTAATGAATGAAAAAAATAATGAATATATTAAAAAAGAAAGGAATGATTTATATTTTCTTTGTACTAATGAAATTAAAAAAGGTAATTTTAAAAGAGCAATTAATATGGTTCTAGATAATAAATTAGATTTGAATTTAATAAATAAATACATACCCAATCAAGGAACATTATATCATATATTTGGATTTTATTTAAGAAATCACGAAAAGAAAGATTCTTATTTGAGTATTCTTTATGATATAGAAAAACCTAAGGATATTTTGAATGATTATGAATTTACATTTAAAGATATTTTGAGATATGATTCTAGTAGATTAATTTAACAAAAATATAATTTTTATATTTATATAATATGGAAGGAATATTAAATAAATATAATTTAATAAAAAATTATAAGATATTAAAAATTAATAATTTAGAAATAACTGAACCAAAATATGAAGTAAAATATAATAAAATCTATATTGACGATGTTAGTGAACAACCAGAATGGACTTATATTCATAAAATATTAATAAATAATGATTATATTATAGATAAAAATATTGTAAATAAAATATTTCGATTATCTAAGGACAATCGTGAAAAATATAGCAATTATGAGTTTACACAAAATACAAAATTAAAAATAAATATAGATAAATTAATTATTGGTAATTTTGATACTAATAATTTAATATCTAATAAAGATTTAATATTAAATATTACAGAAGATGAAGTAAATTATAATAATTTAAATTTAATTACAAAATATAATTATGATATAATTAGTATTTATCATATTAATCCAATTGGATTTTCACTCGGAGATAATAGAATTGAACAAAAAAGATTAAAAATAAATATTGATAAATTAAAAACTCTTCAATATTTAAAAAATGGTGGTGAATATTTTTATCTTATTACACATCTAACGATTGAAGCTAGTAAAGATATTATAGTTATTTTATCATATTTATTTGAAGAATGTTATGTTAAAAGACCTATATTAAATAATTTTGTATCAACTGCAATTTATATTTATTGTAATAATTTTGATAAGAAAAAATTCAATAAAATTTCTAATAAATTATCTTTAAATAGATTTGAATCATTAGGAAATATAGATAATATTTCAGAATTAGGTATTAAAAGTGATCAAAAAAATGATATTATTAGAGATATTAATTATGTTTCAAAAATAATTACTCGAATAATTACAGATAGTTTAAAAATAAAAAAAGATACTGATATTCATTTAGTTGCAAATATTGCATTTAATTTAAATATACCAATTTTTCCAAATTTTATTGATAAAAAATATGAACCATATATGGATTTATACAATATATGTTCTACAAATAATCTTATAAATATTAAAACAGAATCTACTCATAATTTTAAATTAATAAATGAAATATTACAAATTTATTTAAAAAATCAAAGATTTGGTAATATAGATACAGAATACACAGAATACAATGAATATATTAATTATGACTTAATTATAATAGATAAAATTGAAAATTTAGATAAGATTATAAATAAATTAGCAATTAATAAATATTTATATTTTAATACATCATATAATTCATCTCAAATATTAAATCTAGTTAAAAATAAAACTTTAGAATTAGTATCTAAGAATATTTACAAAAAAATTGGTTATATATCAACATTGTATGATGTAAAATTTAAATATAATAATTTTGATATTGATATATATGATACTAAGAAATATAGATTTGATATAATTCAAAAATTAATACCTTTTATTAAATTAAATAATAAATATACACATTATTCTATTTCATTAAAAAATAAGGAAATGGAGATAAAAGAAGATAATTATAATATATATCCATTTTATCCAATATATGATAAATTAAATGAAAAAATTTATTTAAATCCAATTCATTCACAATTAATAGATACTACTAATAAAATAAATATTTTTAATACAATTAAAGAAAATATTAAAATCTTATTAACTTCTGATTCAAATGGATTAATAAAATCAAAACTAAATAGATCGAATCAATTAAAATTTAACAATTTAAATAATCAAAAAAGATTAATTACAGAAGATATAATTCATATAAAAGTTAACCATGAGCCAGTCCCTTATTATGAATCAAATCATGGTATATTTTCAGATGGCACTAAATCTAATTTATATACAATTTCAAAATTATTTAAATTAAATACTATTTTTGAATTTGGTACATGGTATGGTAATTCATCTGAATATATAAAAGAACATAATCCTAATTGTAAACTAATATGTGTTGATTATTTTCATAGTATAATAGAAAGTGGATTTACAATTCGAGGAGTTGGTATAGATAAATTTTTTATAAAATATCCAAGATTAGAATCTGTATATAAAAAAATGCAAAAATATAAAGATGTTGAATTAATTAAAGGGGATTGCTTAACAGGATATTATTATTTATTAAAAAATTATTCTAAACCTGATATGATTTTTATTGATTTTTTAAAGGAAAGTAACATATTATTTATTTTTATTTCTAAAATAAGTATGGACTATGTAAATACAATTATTATAGGAAATGATTTTGCTTCTAAAGGTGTAAAATTAGCAATAAATGAATTTATGGATAAAAATCAAGATAAGTATGTATTAATAAAAAATGAAAATTCATATATATTGATACCCATTCATTTATATAAAAAAGAAATTGAAATAGTTATGAATAAAATAAATAATGAATATATTAAAAAAGAAAAACAAAATTTATATTTTTCTTGTGTAAATGAAATTAAAAATGGTAATTTTAAAAGAGCAATTAATATGGTTTTAGATAATAATTTAGATTTAAATTTAATAAATAAATATATACCAAATAAAGGAACATTGTATCATATATTTGGATTTTATTTAAGAGAGCATGAAAAAAAAGATTCATATTTAAGTATTTTATATGATATAGAAAAACCTAAGGATATTTTAAATGATTTTGAATTTACATTCAAAGATATTTTAAGATATGATCCTTATAGATTAAATAGATTAGATAATTAGATTTTAACTAACTTAGCTTTTACACACTTCTCTAATTCAACTTTTTTTTCATTTTTTACAGTACATTGATGCACTTCTGGGAGTCTGCAAACAATACAAAATTTTTTATCAGGATTACATTCACATTTAAAATCCATTGCAGGAGCTATTTTCTTGGAGCAAGCAGAGCACTTCATTGTCTTATAATATTTATATAGATACTTATATTGAGAAATATGTAATAAAATAATCAATTTTTTTATTTTTATTTGATTTTAAGAAAATAAAAATAAAAAAATTCAGGGATTGAAATGACAGTCAATTTTTTATTCGATTTTAAGAAAATTATGAATCATTTGTACATTATTAATACATTCTCTTTCATCAACAACAAAACTAACAGTTAAATTATTTGAGCTAAAATGAGTAATTTCTTTTTTAATATCAGCAAGATTAAATTTCTTCAATATAGAATCTAGATTATTTGAAACAATCGAAACAATTGCACGATTATAACCAACTTCAACTTCATAATCCTTAGATAAATCATCTAATAATTCCTTCAAAATGATTTCATCTTTTTCATCAGTTGTTGTACTAATACTAAATTGAGAAGTAGTAATAATATTTACATTAACTTTTTTTTCTGAAAATCTTTTAAAAATATCATATACAAAACCATAACTGTCCCACATACTTAATGAAGTAATTTTAAATAATGTAATATTTTTTTGAGATGTTACACTAAATATTTTAGTATCAGAATTTGATATCAAAGTTCCTTCATTTGAATTAAATGTATTTAATATTTTAATTGGAATATTTTTAACACTGCACGGCAGGATTGAATAGGGGTGCATTACTTTTGCACCCATTCCAGCCATTTCTTGAACTAATTTGTAATGAATTGATTTCATAACTTGAGCATCTTTTACTATTCTTGGATCAGCTGTATAAATACCATCAACATCTGTCCAAACTTGATATTCTTCAGCATCAATTGTATTTGCAATAAGTGCTCCGGTTGTGTCGCTGCCTCCCCTGCCTAAAATAATTTTTTTATTAGATGGAGTACTTGCAATAAATCCTTGAGCAATAAAGATTTGTGAATCTTTCATAATTTCCAAAATGATTGGAGAACAAGAAAATTCAATAGATGGATATAATTTTGTTGTTTCTTTAGATGATTTAATAAAATCATATGAATTTAATAGATGTATTTTATCAGTTTGAAATATTTTAAAAACTAGAGCATAAAAAATACTAGTTGATAAGATTTCTCCGTAACCTAATATTGATGCTTTAAGATGAACTAAATCTGACTTCTTATTATAAATTGTTTCATCATATTCTTCAGAGGAATCTGAACTAATGCCGATATATGTATTTTGAACTTGAAACTGGTTAAAGTATTGATCTACTAAATTAAAAAAATTATCAAAAACTGAATCAATATTAATAGAAATATTAAATTTTTCATTTAATTTATTAATAAAATCTTTATTTTTTTTTACAATATCATCTACATGCACATATTCTTTAGTTTGAATGTATTTTTCTAATAAATTTGTTACTCCACTTACTGCAGACAATACTATTACTAATTTATTACTAGTTTCTAATGTACTTTTAATTATATTAATTAAAAGAGCATAACCTTCTAGAGATTGAGATGTACCGCCAAATTTCATTACTTTCATTTATTTGTTTATGCAAATATGTATAGTATGTGAATATAATAGTATAAAATCAATTTTTTAATAATTTTTTTAGTTCTAAATATTTTTTTTTGTATTTTAAATATTTATAATTATATCCACCAAAAGATGTCTCTTTTTTAAATACAGCTGGTGGAGCAGCTGGTGGTACTGTTGGTGGAGCAGTTGGAGCAGCTTCTAGTGCTGTTGGTGGAGCAGCTGGTGGTGCAGTTGGTTGTGGTGCAGCTGGTGGTGCATCTTTAATTGATGCTGTAGCTGGTGAAGCAGTCGACGCAGCTGCAGCCGACGCAATTGGTGCAACCAAATCTTCTTTAATTTTAATAATTCCTAATATTGGAAGGTGATCTGATAATCTAATATTTTCTTCTGGTTTTATTGGAAATCTAATTAACTCGTAATCTAATTTATCATTAATTAAAATATGATCATATGATTTTGGATCAAATTCTAAATTATTAGTACCATCAGTATTATAACAACATGTTGGAACTAAATCTATTCTATTTACATCTTTATAATTTTCCCTATTTATTTTTATTTTATCACCAAATTTACTTTTACTTTCATTAGATAATGATGATTGAAATAAAGATATTTTGTTAGTTATAGTTGTATTAAAATCTCCTGCTATTATAATTGGTTCTTTTGAATAATCTTTTGTGACACTTCCTTTCCATTCATCATAAAATTTATTAGACTTTCCTATCGTATTAAATAAACTTTTTAAGTATTCAATCATTGATAAATCTTTAGTCTCTCCTAAACTAGAATCAGAATGAGGTAAATGAACATTTATAATATTAACATAATTCTGAGTACTTATATTTTTTACTTTAGCAACTATATATGGTCTACTTGCAGTAAATCCTCCACGAATAATATTTGATCTATTTAGTTCATATTTTTTACAATTAATTAATGTAATTATTGTATTTAATTCTATCGTATGAATAATAACATGAAAATCTTCAATTTGAAAATATAATGTAGGATCATCATCTAAATCATTATAATAATTAAATAATGGTGTATTTTCATCTGCAAATAAATTACTTGCTTCTTGTAAACAAATAAAATCTAAATCATGTTCTCTATGTATTTTATTTATTTCACTTAATATATTATCTTTACATATTGATTCGACTGATCTAGAAATCTTATATTCTCTATTTATTTTATCAACTGTTTTACTATAATTAGTAATTAATTTATTAGCTGGATCATTCATAATTTCTTCTAAATTTTTAGTAAATTTAGCTTTTCTAGTCTCTTCATCAGGTACAAGAATTGTATATTTACATTCTGGTCTTGATTTATCAGCAATCATTCCTTTATAATTAAGATTCCATGTTAATACTTTCATACTCATTTATATATATATAATAGTAAATATATTTTTAGATAGCAATATAAATTTTATTAATTGATCTTAAATATTTACTGCAATATTTAAGAATTTGTAATCTTCTTTTTTCAGTAATTTCATCATATATTTCATTTTTTTCTAATTTTTTTGCTTTAATATTATGCCATTTTGCATATTTTTTATGATCTATTAAGTTGCGCGAACCAAGATAATCTATTATTAATCCTCTAAAAAGATACATTTCAACTTCATCATATATTGTAAGTTTACGTTCAATTGTTCCTACACTCGGAACTATAATTGTATATGAAGTAAATTTATGTTTAGGTTCAAATAATTTATCAGTTGGAAAAACTGCTCCATTATCTAAGAATACATCAAATAAACATTCATCAAAATACATTTCTTCATTTTCAAAAGAAAAAATAGTATCAAATAATAA